TACACACTTTAAAGGGCCGATATTATTTTCAGCGCAGAGACCTGCACTTGAGAACTTAAATATCGCTAGATGGAATGATCAATTCATTCAGTTCGATGATTACGATCATGGAGCAATTGACGAAACACTCAGATGGGTAATCGTTAAAGACTCAGGCGCTTCTGTTGCTATCGTAGCAGATGCAAGATCTGGTGAAGTTAATCTTAATTCAACAGCAACAACAGAAAATGACGGAGCTTCTCTTCAAGGACATGAGGAATATTTCTCTCTTCCTTCAACAGCAGGCGACAAGTTATATTATGAAACAAGAATCAAAACATCTGATGTTGATCAAATGGATATTCTTGTTGGATTAACAGAAACATTTGCAACCAATCCTGAGAATGCTTTACTTTCAGCAAACATTATAGGATTCCTATTAGCTGATGGAAGTGCAGTTATCTCTGGTGTTACTGAAGCAAGTGGTACACCAACCACTGTTACTTTAGATACATCTTTATCAACTCTAACTAATGATACTTATGTAACTTTAGGTTTTGTTGCAACAAAAGGGGATACTTCTGCTAATGATAAAGTTGATTTTTTCATCAACAGAAAATTTGCAGGAACAAGTAAAACTAACATTCCAACAGCAAACATGAAGCTAATGGTTATGAGTTTATCAGGTGATGCCACAGGTACTAAAGTAACAACTTTAGATTACATGATGGGTGCTCAAGATAGAGACGTAACATACGCCGATGGTCCTGCGTAAGGAGTAAACTATGTCAGTAACAAGCATTAAATCCAAATTGTTTAAGGCGGTAAGTGCTAGTACGACTGCAGTTGCTGCTGCTCAACAGTTATCGGGTGCTGGTGAATTAAATTTAACATCAGTAGGTGTAAATGATGGCTCAAACTTAGCGACTACAGTTAGTCTAACTTCTGCTGCTAATCTGTCTGCAATAAATTTTACTATTACAGGCACAGATGAAAGTGGCGCAGTTGTTAGTGAAGTTAAAGCAGGGCCAAACGCTAATACAGTAGAGACAACTCAAACTTATCAGACTGTTACCTCAATCTCTGCAAATGCAGCAGTGGGGTCTGATGTCTCTGCAGGTTTTTCAGCAACAAGCACTTCAAAAGGAGTTCTTTTTAACGGAGCAACTAGAGTTAGAGGATTGCAAGCATTAAGTAAAAACGCAGCAGGAGTCTTCACTATTAAAGACGGATCACAAACAGGTACAGCTTTGTTATCTATTGATACTGCAGCGGATAATCCCTCAGTTCAAATAGAACCCTACATACCTGATGAGGGTATATTGTTTAGGAATGGTGCTTATGTTGAAATAACACCATTAACTAGCTTAACTGTATTCTTCGATGGCTAAGGACAAGCAACCACCAAAAACTAAAAAATATTTCCGCCCCACTAAATCAGGGGCGGGAATGACTAAAGCAGGCGTTGCCAAATATAGACGAGACAATCCCGGCTCTAAATTAAAAACTGCAGTGACAGGTAAAGTTAAACCGGGGAGTAAAGCTGCAAAAAGAAGAAAATCTTTCTGTGCTAGAAGTGCAGGTCAAATGAAAAAATTTCCAAAGGCCGCTAAAGATCCTAATTCAAGATTAAGGCAGGCTAGAAAAAGATGGAGGTGTTAAATGTATAAAGGTTATTTTTATTTATTCTGTGCATTTATGACAGTTATCTTTATGTATTTATCAACAACCACCTCTTCAGCTGAGACCAACACCGTGTCGAGCACGGTAGTTAACAACACGCCACCAACGGCAAATGCACCATCTATAATCAATTCTAACAGCGATATATGTAAAGTTGGTGTTGGCGCAAGTGTGCAAAATAATATTATAGGATTAGCAACAGGCGTAGTCATAGATGATGAGCTATGTCAAAAATTAAAATTATCTAGAAGTTTATATGGTTTTGGTATGAAAGTCGCGGCTGTATCTGTATTGTGTCAAGACCCTAGAGTCTGGGACGCGATGACGGACGCGGGGACCCCGTGCCCTGCACGTGGGGCTATTGGAGCCGAGGCAGAGACTTACTGGTCAAACAATCCAGATCAAATTCCTGAGGGTAGTAAATATAAACCAGAATATGTTTCACAAGTTAAAGTAGAAGAACAACCAAAAGGAGATACCAATGCTATTAAGAATTTTGGTCTTATGGCTTTGTCTTTGTTACTCTTACTCTAAAGCTTCTTGTTTAGTTGATGAAGCAGGGCTTTGCACTCCTGGTGTGACAGTCACTGAAGAAACACAAGTTGATATTACAGAGCAAGACTTAGGCACTGAGATTGTCACAACTACCACAACGACTGTTACAACAACAACAGAAACTATCACAAATCAAAACTCTGATAATATCTTAGATGGTTCTAATGGATATGTGAACTCATCAAAAGAAGGTGACATGGATATCGATTGGGGCGGCCAAGGCCCTGCTAGCATGCCCACAGGAAACAATTGTTACGGATTAGGTTCTGATAAGTGTGCACAAATTACAGGCAGTGGTAATAGCACTTCGACGATGGGTGTTGCAGGCATGGGTACCACATTTATTCAAACTGTGGATATTTCAGATTTAAATATACAAAAAGGTGGAGAAGTGAAATATTCCATCGAGGTAGATAAACGAGATGCTCAAGATAGAATATACATGCACATCACAGGTCTTAACGGATCAAACCAAGTCTTTAGTGGAACTGATATCCTGTCTGAGACTGGAGTTGCTTCAGGGTATCAATCATACAATGGGACTTTCGATTTCGCTGGTGTTTTAAATAGACTTACAATTGAAATAGGGGGCAGAGATATTAACTTAGCAGTTGGTCCGGTCTTTGATGATGTGAGCGTTGATGTATTTTATAATGTTATAAATACTGTAATAACACAACAAATAACTACCCTTGAAGAGATTTATTATTTAAATCTTTTTGATACTGTTGAATTAGAATTTGTAGAAGAAGTTTTTGAGTTTAATGACATCATTGTAGAAGATGGTTTCATAGACTTTGTTCCAATGGAACCTGAGATGGAAGAGATATCTTACGAGACTGTCGAGTTAGAAATACAGTTTGAAATGGACTTTGAAATGGACTTCGCACCTCCCCCACCTATGGAATTTGCACCAATGCCAGAACTTGTTGTAGTAGAAATTCCTGTCAATGTAGAAACAGTGACCTTAGAGATTGAAATGGAGATGGAGTTGGATTTACCCCCACCCGAAATGATAGCCTCTGTCGAGGAGATACCCCCACCTATGGAAGATATGCCTCCTCCACCTGAAATGGAAGAAACACCCCCACCCATGGAGTCAGAACCAGAACCAATAGAAATTGAAACAGAGGAAGCTCCTCCTCCTATGGAAGAGACAAAAGAAGAGGTCCCTGTAGAGGAGACTGAGCCTGAAGCTGCAGAGGAAGAGACTAACGAAAAACCTCAAGAAGAATCACAGGAACCAGAACCAGAAGAACAGCCAGAACCACAAAAAGAAAAAGATCAAGAAGAAGAGCAAGAACCAGAGAAATCATCAAAGCCTAAGGTATCAGAGAAAGAAAAAGCCGCTACAAAAATTGTAAAAAAAATTGACGACAAAGCTAGATATGATGATGCCGCACAAATGAAAACTTTAATTGTTATGCAGATATTAGGTAATACTAAAACATTCTTTGACACGCAATCTATTATTGTAGATACAAACGTTGAACAATATTTAAACAAGACAATACAAGATGAGTATGGTATTTTATTTAACATGGCACAAGATGATATGATGACGGAGATGATAAATGGCCAGTATTGAATATTCGGGCCTTAAGGTATCTGGAGGTAAGATATTTGCTATCTTTACTTTACTAGGTGCATTAGGAGGTGCTGCATGGACTGGCTTTACTTTCTATCAGGACTACCTTGATATGAAGGAGAAGATAACTCTTTATACTGAGCCGGATCTATCTCAATATGATGAGGGTATGGCAGTGTTGAAGTCAGAGATTGATATGATACTTGATGAAATAACACTTGTGGCTGACGTAGCTAAAGATTTAAAAAATGATATGAAAGCAGATATTCGTCAAATGAATGGAGATATCAGACACATTACAGAGATTGTTAATGATGTTGAAGATAGACAAAAAGAAGATACAAGAGAACTATTAGGTGAAATGAAGTTACTAGAAGAAAGCCTTGACTTAAAGATTAATAAGGCTTTAAATAACCCTTTAAGTGGAATGTCCGCTAAAACAAAATAAGGAGTGTGCCATGTGCGATTGTAAAACAGATGAGGATTGTGTATGTCGTTTAAGATCGAAGTAAAAACGATATTACCTTATGTAGTGCTAATAGCGACTATTGGCATGACTTGGGGTATGTGGTCGGAGCGATTAAACGCAGTTGAAAAAAAAGCAGATAGTGTTGCAGAAATGCAACAGGATATAGCTATTATTAAATCTAAAATATTAGATATGGACGACAGAGTAGCTTGGATCGAAGAGTTTTTAATTAAAACATCAGATTATTAGATGTGTGATGGATGTGATATATTATGTGTCAAATGCGAGTCAATGATGGAAAAATGTGAAAAGTGTGATTGTCTTTGCCATTGTGGTCAGTCTTGTATAGAATGTGGATGTGTAGGATGTAATCATGCCAATAGCCAGAGCACAAATGAGACAACAAATAGAGAAGCCCGGCAGGGTTAAAAAAAGGAAGAAAAAGAAAAATGACAAAATTATGTCCAAGAGGAAAAGCAGCCGCTAAGCGGAAGTTCGCGGTCTATCCCAGCGCATATGCAAACGCTTATGCATCAAGAATTTGTGCAGGTAAAATAAAAGATCCTAGTGGCAAAAAAAGAAAAGATTTCAAAGGCCCAAAAAAAGCAGAGGGCGGAATAATAGACTTCAATCAAATATCTCAAGATCGTAAAAAAGTTTCTAGTTTTAAACAAGGTGGTATCGCTAAAGGTTGCGGAGCTGTTATGCAAAACAGACGCAAGAAAACCAAAAGAATGTAATGTCTGGTCACAAGGGATTAGACAAGTGGTTTAAGCAAAAATGGGTCGATATAGGATCCAAAAAGAAAGATGGTAGTTTTGCTAAATGCGGCAGATCAAAACAAAAGAAAGATGCCAAACGAAAATATCCAAAGTGTGTCCCCCTCGCTAAAGCAAGAAGCATGAGCGAAGGACAAAGACGTTCAGCAGTATCAAGAAAAAGATCTAGAGCACAAGGAGTTGGTGGTAAACCAACTAATGTGAAAACTTTTGTCAAGAAAAAAACAAGCAGAAAAAATAAAGCTTGATGTAGTTAATTGGTCTAAGACTGTCTTAGAACCAATGAACAAACACATCGGCTTCCCAGCTTGTCCTTTTGCAGCTAAATGGAGAAAAGATAATAAAGTGCGAATTGAAGTTCGCATGGATAAATCTAAATACGAAAAACAACTGACCGATGTAATTAAGTCTTGGAATAAAAAACAACACGATATTATAATCTATTGTGATCCTTTTTTTGGGCAATATAGTCCTGATCAATTTCAAGAAAAAATAGACTTTTACAATAAAACTTATAATCGCAGAGATGTGTATTTTATGGGCTTTCATCCTGAAACCCCTGCTGATCCTAAAGACCAAGAGTTTTTATGTGATCCTACAGATACTCCCGTGGAACACTCTGATTTAGAATACTCAATGATGTTAATACAAAAGTTTAAACAGTTATATGATGCAAGTTGCAAACTACATAAGATAGGTTATTATAAGAAATGGCCTAAAGAATACTACGAAGAAGTGGTAGCTGAGAGGCAACGTACGTATGAACAATTAAATAAGAAGAGGTAATTACCATGATGAAAAAGAAACAAGTAATCAAAAAAAGAGGCGGAGGCATGATGAAGAAGAAAAAACAAGTCATGAAGAAGCGTGGCGGTGGAATGGCTATCATGAAGAAGCGTGGTGGCGGAATGATGAAGAAAAAGTAATGGCTACATCGGGCACAACAGATTTTAACTTAAACATAGACGAAGTTATCGAGGAGTCTTTTGAGAGAATCGGAAGGCAAGTGAGAACTGGATATGATTTAAAATCAGCTAGACGAAGTTTAAATCTGTTGTTGTCTGAATGGGGAAACAGAGGAGTTCATCTTTGGAAAGTTGTTAATCACACTCAAAACGTAACTGCAGGAACTACAACTTATACTGCGCCAGCGAACACAAGTGATGTTTTAGAAGCAGTTTTTAGAAATGGTTCTACCGATACCACTATGACAAAAATTTCAAGGTCAGAGTATCAAGCTATACCAAATAAATCATCGCAAGGAACTCCCTCTCAATATTACGTAAGAAGAAATTTATCTAATGTTCAAATTAATTTATATTTAACTCCTAATGTAACTGACACTCAAATTAATTATTTTTATGTTGCAAGAATAGAAGATGCAGGAGCATATACAAAAACACCCGATGCTCCTTATAGATTTTTACCTTGTATGGTTTCTGGTTTATCTTTTTACTTAGCACAGAAAATGAACCCCGGTAGAGTTCAAGAAATGAAACTATATTATGAGGATGAACTACAAAGAGCTTTAACTGAAGATGGTCAAAGAACTTCAATTCACTTAGTGCCACAAAACTTTTTTAGAGGTAGTTAAAAATGGCATTTGCAGTTGGAAAAGAATCGCAAGCAATTTGTGATCGTTGTGGTTATCAGTATCCTTACTTAACTTTACAAAAAGAATGGAACGGATTGTTAGTTTGCGAAGAATGTTACGAACCAAAACATCCACAACTTGATCCACCTTATTCTAGACCAGACCCAGAGGCCTTACAAAATCCTAGACCAGACAGAATTGAACCTCTAGTGGTTCCAGTTGGCTTTCCAAATCCAACACCGTTTACAAGTGTAGGTATGCAACCCTCTCCAATTAGAGATGACTTGATAATGAGAGCTTCTGTTGGTACAGTAAGTGTGGTGATATCATGAATTATTCTGAACTTTTAGACAACGTAAGAAATTATACTGAAGTAACATCAGATGTTTTAACAAATACAGTCATTAATATTTTTATCACAAACACAGAAAATAAAGTTTCACGAGAAGTAGATAGTGATGATCAAAGAAGATATGCAACCACAACTTTTGAAGCCAACAACGCTTTTCTAGATGTCAGTGGTCCTGAGGGCGGATACAAATTTGCAAGAGGGCTACAGTTAGTTGAAACAGATGGTACGAGAACTTGGCTTGAACAAAGAGATACAACATTTATAGATGAATATATTCCAGAGAGATCTACCACAGATACAAATTTTACAGGCAAACCAAAATATTGGGCAAACTGGGATGCAACACAATTAGTTGTAGCGCCCACACCGAACGTAGCTTACACAGTAGAGATGTGGTATAACGAAACTCCACAGAGAATTGGCAACGGTTCTGGATCTACAACTACCACAACATTTTTATCCAATAACGCTTCAGAGGTGTTATTGTATGGAACAGTATCTGAAGCATTTTCATACTTGAAAAATGATAAAGATATGCAATTATACACACAGAAGTTCCAAGAAGCTCTTAAGCTATTTGCACAAGAACAGATGGGACGTAAACGTAGGGATGAGTACAGTGATGGAGTATTACGACTCCCCCTAAGATCAGTAGACCCAGGAGGTAGTTAAAAATGACAATAAACCAAGCAGTCTGTGCTTCCTTTAAACAGGAGTTATTGGCAGGGGATCACGATATTGATGGTGACACAATCAATCTTGCTCTGTACACAAGCTCAGCAACTTTAAACGGAAACACAACAGCCTTTTCAGCAACCAACGAAGTTGGTGCATCAGGCACATATGCTAGTGGTGGAGCAACTTTAACAAGTGCAACCATTGGCTTAACTAAAACAAGCGCAACGGCTTCAACAGCATTTGTTGACTTTGCAAACGTAAGCTTTACTTCAGCAACAATTTCTGCTCAAGCAGCTTTGATCTATAATAGATCATCATCAAATACAAATGCAGCTATTGCAGTTTTAGATTTTGGTGCGGTAAAGACATCAACAAACGGAACATTCACAATTGCATTCCCAACAAACGATGCCTCAAGTGCAATATTAAGATTAGCTTAATATAAGGAGTCACGACCATGGCAGATGCTTGGGGTGAAAATAATTGGGGCGAAGGCGCATGGGGCCAACAAAGCTCAATTACAGTATCTGTCACTGGTGTATCACTTACATCATCTTTAGGTACATCTTCAGCAACAGCTGACGTATCTGTACCTCCGTCTCCCGTCACACTAGCAACATCTCTCGGCACAGCAATCGCTGAACCTGAACACGTAGTATCCCCTACAGGTGTTTCATTTCAGACACAATTATCAGGAGCTTTAGCTATTGAAGAAGGAGCAGGAGTAGTTTTAGGAAGTCTAAGTATGACTTTCACTGCAGGGGATGAGACTGGATCAGGAACTGTCGATGCAGGTTGGGGCAGAAGCACTTGGGGTTCTTTTGCATGGAACGAAAATATAACTCAAGAAGTTAGTGTGACTGGCCTATCAATGGCCACTTCACTGGGCACGACTACTCAATCTGTAGGAACGGGTGTTATAGTATCTGTTACCGGTTTAGGTATGACAAGTTCTTTAGGAACAACAACACAAACAGGTACAGCTTTACAAACTTTAGATAGTCTCTCTATAGGAGCAGCTTTATCTGGTGCTTCTGGTATAACTGGTGAGGGTAATGTTGGTGTAATTGCACCTTCAGATCAATTAGATTTTTCTATCGGCGCTGTCACTATTGATATCTTTACACAAGTAGACGCTCCTTCTGTTGCAATGACATCAGCTGTAGGCACTTTAGTTGCAGAAGCTGATGCATTAGTGACTCTAGGTAGTCTATCAAGTAGTTTCTCATTAGGCACTGAAACAGTTGAAGTTGGATCAGGTGTTATAGTTAGCGTATCGACTGTTGCTATGTCCTTTAGCCCCGGAACAGTAACTCCAACAGCAGGTGCATTAGTTAATTTAACAGGTGTCTCTATGACAACCACACTAGGAGATACATTTGAGACCCCTTGGGCAAACGTAGTAACAGGAGCAAGTAATACATGGACAGAAGTAAACGCGGCGTAGAAGAACATAAAATATCAGACGACTTAGTGGAGGATCTTTTATCTACTTTAGAAATACTGAAAGATCAAGGCTTAGACACAAGTAAAGGGACGTGTACAATAAACGGATTTCAAACAGAAAATATTTTAAAATATAAAACACCTCAAGAGGTAGCACAGAAAATCATATTACAACTTAAAAAAGATTTAAATTTATTTCATATACATTTAATCGAATATAATCAGGCAGGAGCACAAACAGCCCATGATCACAAAGAAACAGAGGATTATTCATTTATCTTGTATCTAAATGATTCAGACGGTAATACTGTTTTAGAAAATTATGGTGAAATTACTCCAGAAAAAGGTAAGTTGATCTTCTTTGACTCTGATATTACTCATTATGGTAAGCCAAGCATGAAAGGAAAAAAGATTGCAGTTGGGGCTTTAAAAAAGCATTGATTGGTAATTAAAAAAATATATATTTTAAAGAGGTATAAAACATGTCAAGCACATATTCAGATAGACTTAAACTAGAACTCATGGCAACTGGCGCAAACGCCAATACATGGGGTACTAATACTAACAACAACCTTGAAGTAGTCGATGCTTTTTCAGCAGGATATCTAGCAAAATCCGTAGCTGGTTCTTCTAATATCACTCTTACAACAGCTAACGCTTCTGACACAGCAGAGTCTTCAAACAAAGTCATTGAGCTTACAGGTGCTCTTACAGGAGATATAGTAGTATTTGTACCTGCCGTTGAGAGTAATTATGTTTTTTTCAACAACACTTCAGGTTCACAAACTTTAACAATTGCAGCAACAGGACACACTGCTAATGGATTAGCCATCGCACAAAGTGCCTACTCACATATTTATTGTGAAGGTTCAGCTAATTTTAAAATTTATAATGCCATAGATAAGATTGGAGCTACCACTGTCGCAGCGGGTAAAGATTTAACTGCTGGTGGTGGTAATATTATTTTAAGAAGTAACGGTGCTGTCACTGCTACAACTTTTCTTGGAAGTGGTGCAAATTTAACAGGTGTTGATCCCTTTCCTTCCGGAACAAAACAAGTTTTTTATCAAGCATCTGCACCAACAGGTTGGACACAAGATACAACAGCGGCACTTAACGAAGCCGTAATGTCAGTAGTGACAGGTTCAGGTGGAGGCACAGGTGGTTCTACTGCTTACTTCTCATCTTTCTTAGCCACAACTGACAAAACTGCAGCGGACCCTGACGCACCAGTATCAGGTTCAGTAGCAGGCACAGTTGGTAACACTACTTTGTCCACTCCTCAAATAGCATCTCATAGTCACAGTCTTTCTACTATTGCTCAACACCCAAACGGTGGTAGCCCTAACGTTGCAAAAGGTGCTGGTAACCAACCGGGTTCAGCAGGCACAACAAGCGCTGGTGGTGGGGGATCACACTCACATCCATTTACAGGTTCTTTATCTAGTGCTACAGCGGACGTATCTGTTACTGTTCCAGCAGCTAATGTAAAGTACGCTAACGTAATCATTGCAGCTAAAGACTAGTGCCCATATTTGACCCAGATGGAACTTGCCCTCTTCTTAAGAAGAAATGCATAAAACATAGATGCCTTTGGTATAATATGTTGCAAGGTAAACACCCACAAACAGGACTAGATGTACAAGAGTGGGGGTGTTCGATTGCATGGATTCCTTTATTATTAGTAGAAAATTCTTCAAAAATGACTGGTGTGCAGGCGGCCACAGAATCTTTTCGTAATGAGATGGTAAAAGGACAGAGTGTTATGAATAATATTCTTGCTGCAGACCCCAAAGGCCGACAAGAGATTAAACAAGTTGCTAGTTTATTTGGCGCTATTGGTGATCATCAAAGAGCCATACAAAATAAAGATGAAAGTCAAGAGGATGAAATGATTAGACAACTAGCTAATAATAAGGTAAAAGTTAAGAAAGATAAAAAGGTGAAAAAAAATGGCAACAACCGTAAACAACACAACAGTAAATAGTAGAATTACTATTTTATTTGATGCTGATGGAACTCTAGACGGTGATGGTCCTGCAAAAGGATCAGGTAACACCGAATCAGATGTTTACTTAGATTCAAAGGTTTATCTTAATCTTAGGTCTCATACTGAAATAGATGCAAGTGTTCACGCTTTACAGTGGGATGCTTCAACTAACACAGGTAACATTGAGTATACAGATAATAGAGATAATTTAAGTATTTCTGAAGTGCCACAGTGGGCTACCAATGTAGTTATTAGAGCAGAGGCAGAAGATAAATATACAGATGCATATACCACAGCATACAATGCAGACGCTAGTGCAAACTCAGAAGATGACTCTGCTGCAGTTACCGCAGGGACTAACGCTGGCACCACAGCACGAAATGACTATCTGACCGCAAATAGTATTACCTACTAACATTGAGAGATTACATCGTAGAAATCAAAAAGGTACTACCTGTAGTCCTTTGCGAAAAAATAATATCTTATTTTGATAAAAATTATGAGGACGCTGGAACTGTTGGCGGCATGAACAAAAATGTTAGAAACTGTTTGACAAGAAGCGTACAGGATACAAATACATTTGGACAAAAAATTTGTTTAAATGCGACACAAGAAAAAATTTTTGAATGTGTTAACCATTACAAAAAAAAATTTGATATTGAGGTAGAAAGAATATCTCAACTTGACCTTTTAAAATATGAGACTAATGAACATAAAGCAGGATACAAGTTTCATAAAGACTTTGGTGATAAAGTTCCTCACAGGCATTTATCAATTTCTATTTGTTTAAATAACAAATATGAGGGCGGAGAATTTATTTTTAAAACAGATAGAGGGGAACTGACAATACCTCAAAACGAAGGAGATGCTGTTATATTTCCGTCTAATTTTATGTTTCCTCATCAAGTTAACAAAGTAACAAAAGGCACTAGGTACGCTCTTATAGGATGGGTAATCTAGTGGAACCTATTTTTATTAAAGATTTTTTTCCAAAACAAATTCTTGATTTAACATATTCTTATTGCGTCATAAAATATAGCAATCTTAAAAAGTTTGATCTAGACACACAGACAAACTCATTAATTAGTGAACATGGAGATTATTTTATGGAAACATTATTAGCCTCTAGCACACCTGTTATAGAGCAAAATGTCGGTAAAAAATTATTTCCAACTTATTCTTTTTTTAGAATTTACGATAAGGGTTCTACTCTACCAATACACACAGATAGAGGTTCTTGTGAATACACCGTGGCAGTTTGTTTAGGATGTGATCCTCAAGATTCTTATGAAATTTTTATTGGTAGTGAAGATGATAAGTCAGATTATAAATTTTATGATGATAAGGGTAATTGGAATAGATACAAAATAGAATACAAGTTTCCAATGTTGCCTAATAATGCATTAATATTTAAAGGTATGGATAAGATACATTGGAGAGAATATTGTAAACATGATCACTTTATGACTGTTTTCTTACATTACGTAGATCAAAATGGTAAATATGCAGAACATAAGTTTGACAAAAGAGACATGTTAGGAGGACAGAGTGT